GGTGTCAGTGCTACTGCCAACCCAGTGGCAAATTCCAGTGGGTCAGTCACAAATCAGGCAATACAGGTTTTACAAGGACCATATATAACTAACACTTATGGCAATGGAGTTCAGTGTCAGGGATCTACTTTGAATATCACTCCGTTTGTAACTCTGAGTGATTCATGGAAAGAACCTTATCAAAGCGAATGGCTCGATCCAGTGTACGACAATTCTGATACCAACAATGATGGTGTATTAGACAATCCAGGTTCTATACTGTATTACAAACCAACCAGAACAGGTCAGAAATCTAATCATAATATTGGATGGGGTATCTCAGCTACAATATCCATACCACTTGATAAGCGTCATAATGAGGGCTGTCTGAAGGCTGCTGATATACAAAATCAATTACATGCACAAGTGGTTGCTAATAAAAGATTAGATTTTGAGATTTCAAGATTGAAGCACTGTGCCGAGCAGAGAAAACTCGGAGTATATTTCCATCCTGACAGTCCTGCACATCAAATCTGTGCAGATGTTGTTGTGACAAATCCACATGGTGTTATTCCTAATCATCAACACGAGATTCCGAAATAAGTTTCTTCTTTCTTTTCAATCCTTTAAATTTTTCTCCCTGTTTTTTACCCAGTAAACCCTTAATTTTCTTAGTAGCTTGCTTTAATAAAGGCTTTATTAACCTTAATAATAGGGGTGTAGAAGCTGCTGCAGCTGTTGCTACTACTGCGATTGCAGCTGTTGTACTTACTTGAGGTATAGTTGGTAATAATTTTTCAACAGGTGAAGTCAATTCATAGTTTGTTATGCAGGTCTGACCATCTTCTGAGAGCGTATGAGATACAACCTTTTCCCTGGATTCAGCATTTCTCATATCGCCTACCCTCTGGTCTGTAGGTCCAGGACAGGGTACATCTTCTTTTGGTGAAGTCTCTGGTATATCTAAATTAGGTTGAGGTGTTTCTAATTCTGGAGATGGTGCTACAGGAGGAACTGACTGTTCCTGTACATATACCAGATTTTCTGGTTGGTAATCCATAGGTTCAAACCAGGGGACAGAACCATCACACATGACACGAGATCCTCGTTCATCTTGATTTACAAGTTCTATAGAATTTTTATTTGCAGGATTATATTTAACACAACCTGGAACATCTATTATCGGAGACCCAATAGATAAAGTTACAGGTGGAGTCTGAGGTATTGAAAAATTTATATTAGGCAGAGGAATCAAATTGACTCCTATATAATTTATTCCAATAGTCTGTATCTCAGGCACTTAGCAATCTGCAAAATCTCTACCCATTTGTCCACCTATCTCTGCACCTTGTTTCTGTCCAAACATATTAAAGAACCCAGCTACTAACCATCCAACATATGGTATCTCTGTAAGAGCTGGAGTTATAGGAGCAGTGATACTTGCTGCTGCAAGCTTTCCTGTAGCCTCTCCAGAGCCTTCTGCCTTAATACATGCAATCTGCTTGGCAGTTAGTTCAGAGCTCTCTGAGACGCTTCCAGAGACTCCTCCTGCTACTGACTGTTCATATGTTTTTACTTCTGACTTACCTAGACCAAGAAAACCTGCTGGTCTATCAACATGCTTTTCAGTTTCAATTATCTTTGGTGAATGAGATTTATATCTGATGGTATATCCTTTCTCTGTGACACTTGCTGTGTAACTTGTGTAAGGTCCTACAGGTAAATTTATTAAAGGTAAACTACTTTTTCTATTGACTGTTGACTGTATCAAAGCAAGATGAGACAGACCAAATAATATTCCTAAAGAACCTACAAGTATTTTTTTTGATCTAGATGGTCTCTGACTGTACATTTTTCATGTTATATATACTTATTCTACTGTTATTTTTATTAACTAACCAGTCTAAGCACCAATCTCCATTGCAGTAAAAGTGCAAGCACCTCTACCATAATCTGAACTATCATTTCCACTTCTATTTAAATAATATGTACCAGCTTGAACCGCATAATATTGTAATTTGTAAGTTACAGCACTTGTAGTAGCAGGGGCATCATCAAAAGTGATTGTAATATATCCACCTCCATTGACATCATGCATTTGTCTTAATCCAAAAGTTGTAGATTGAAAGTTTGTTGAACCACCCGATCCCCCATCTGCAACGTCACTTACAACAGTACTTGATCCTCTAACTATACGAAAATTCATAATGTGGTGATAAGTGCTCATTCCATAAGCAATAGAAAACGTACCAAAAATTTTATTGCTATTCGAGCTAGGTGTAATGGTTACATTGGCACCAGTCAAATCAGCAAAAGAATTTATTGTTGTAGAACTTACAACATCAGTTTTTTTATTTTTTACAATTTGGATAATACCACCACCAGTAGCACCCACAGGGAGACCACCTGCAGGGACGATTGAATTGACCTTTATTTGACTCATGATTAACTAGGCTTTGTAGGATATGTAGGATTTTTAGGGTCTGCTGTATTAGCTGGCAAATCCCTTAATGCTTGCCTATAGTTTTTCCAAGCATCTGTCATGGTAACGTCGGTGTTAGCCATCCAATCTGTCTCTTTTAAAAGAGAATTTCTTTTTTTTCTTAAGACTTTTAAGTACCAATCGTTAGAAGGTACTTCTGGATCTAGTCCGTCATCTGACTCTATCCATTTTTGTGATTCAGGATTATAAGTTAATGTTCTCATTAGATCGTATGGTATGCAGTGAAACTAAATCGGCCAGTATCAAATGCTGTGCCGAAAGGAAAAAATCTTATTGTTGTTAAAGCGTTTCCACCTAAATCCGGAATACCAATTACTGACATATTTGCTGATTGTGTACGTCTGTTTGCCACACCTTTATATATCCACATATTAGTAGCTGCTGATGAGAGAAATGACATATAAATTTCACCAGTATCACTACTTGCATTTAAGTTAGTATCCCAACAATCTATAACATTTTGACTTGATTCATATTCATCAGATGTTCCATCTTCAGTCCAATTATAATGACCACTCGAAAGAATCCCTGCGGAAGTTCCTAGTCTAAAAGAAGGGCTACCAGAACCACTTGTAGAAATATTATGTCCTACAAAATCAACTCTGAAACAATTAGCTGGTAATGTAAAATCATAATTTGTAGCACCAGATAAGGCTCCTGCTTCAACTGTTCTAGAAACACCTTGAGTTAGAATTTTTGTTCCTGAAGTATTTTGTACTTCGTTTACTTTTATTGTACTCATGGCTTCGGATATTTAGCTTTTACAGCAGCAACGTGATCTTTCCATGTGGTCGTTCCATTAACAGCATCTTTGTATTGCATATCTAACTGATCGCCTATGGAAGCATATATAGTGTCTGTTGTACCAGCTTCGCCTGTTCTTTGTTTTTGATAAAGTATTGCAGCAGCTTCAGCATTTAAAGTAGCTCTTGCAGCATCTATTTTACTTTGGTCAAGAGAAACAGAATTACCACTTGCGTCGAATGCTCCTGCACTATCATCAATAGAAACTACTGTGCCTTCATATGCTTTATAAATTGCGTCATGGTCTAATGCCATATCAAAAAATCCTTTATTTATATAGTTATTTTAAGGGAGCTAAACATTCGAAAATACTTATGCTGACACTTCCTCTAAAACCATAAAACTTGCTGCTCGTGCATAAGCACCATTATTAGAATCATCGGAACTGTAATTAATATAGACATTCTGACTACCACCACTTGAATGACTGACGTATATTTGATAAGTAATTTGTGAAGTCGTACTTGGAGAATCTAAAAAACTAAAGGGTATAGAAGCCATCTGCCAAGAATGATCAACCATTTGACTCGCATGAACTCCTGTCTGTCGACTTCCAGCACTTTCAGAACTAGAAGATGCACTTAATGATGAACCATTTTTATATATTTTTATATAAACTGAGTTTGATGGGTTGCTTAAACCACAAGTAATATTTCCAGATATTTTTACTTTACTTGTATTAGAAGTAGGTGTTATTTGTGCTGATAATGCAGCCGAAGAAGAAGTAGCTCCACTAGCAATACTAAAAGAAACATTACTCCGTTGTTCTCCCATTATTGTTTGAACAACTCCACCACCACCACCTGTTGGTACACCTGCTACTGGGATAATACTGTTGACTTTTATTTGACTCATAATTTAAACCACCGTATAAGTAGAACCAGCAGGTATAGTGACAGTTACGCCTGCATTTATTGTTATAGGACCTGCACTCATGGCATTGCAGGTAGATCCGAATGAAGTCCCAATTGAGTAGTTAGTTGTTATTGTTGTTGCGTTTTCATATATTGCTTTGTCAGACCCACCTCCAGTTGCTGAAGCAGGTGGATCAACATAGGAGAGTACACCAGCACCATTCGTGGATAAGAGCTGTCCTGAACTCCCTGTGGATGCTGGGAACTGAGCAACTTTTGTTCCATTAGCAACAATACCAATCAGTCCAGAACTTGCTCTAAAGAAACCAGTATCTGTGTCTTCGGTAAATGTGATAGAGGGAACTGAAACTGTTCCATCAGGAAATGTTCCACCTGCATTTAAATAATCTGCACTGGCAAGAAGCACTCCAAAGAATGCTTCTCCAGAAGCTGGAGCAGAACTAAAAACTATATTTGTTCCTGATAGTTGGAATCCTGTTGTCCCAGTAGAATCTGGTTCCTGGACTACACCACCGACAGATATTATTAACTGAGTTTCGTACTTTGGAAAAGGAGTAGGTGCTACACCTCCTACCTGTAGAGCGAAAGACGTAGTACTACCATTAAAACTACCTGATATATCAT